TTGTTGAAAGGGTTCACCAATGTTTCTTTCCAAGGTACGTTGGACACGTAGGGAATCGTAAACTCTAACTCAGATGACACTGAGAGGTCCAGAATCCAGTTGTACGCGTTCTCGAGAACCATGCTTGAATCTACTCCGTACACGCCAGGATTGTAAGTAATCCTGAGCCTGCCAGTGTGGAAAGCAGTTTTGGCCACCGTGAGTCTGAAACGAAGGCCACCTCGCCAATATCTGAACATCGAGGCTAGATATGCGAGAGTGGTGGGTTCCATGTTGGTTGCTGAGCCGGTTGTAATTCCAGGTGTAACAGGAGCGTGATGCAATAGTTCTCCTTCTTGACTGTTCAGATCCCAATTGATGTTGTCCGCATAGATGCAAGATTTTGCGGCAACATACTTGATGTCCATCTCGTCTATGTCGGTTGAAAACAGTCCACTGTCATATGTCAGTCCATTGTCGGGCATTGCGCCAAGTTTGGTCGAAAGGTCAATTCCGTCAGCGTTCGTGTATCCTTTTGCTGTTATGTTCGAATAGGGGCAATTCTTGTCCAAATTGGTTGGCTTGTTCCATCCGAATGTCGAAGCCACTCCTTCCACTGCACGGGAAACCCACTCAACAGGCCGGACCCAAGGGCCAAGCATTGGTATGTTTCCAAGTGCGCTAGAAGCGGTAGCGACAGCTCCTGCCATTCCGGAAATAGAGGGTCCCGATGTTGCGGAATGCTCCTCTGATTTCCCGACCTGGGCAATTAGCTCCCCCTGTTGCTCTTCTGGAACTGTTACAGGGAGCGATGTCGGCATCGCAAGCTCAATGTCCTCAAACCAGGCGAAGATGCTGAATGTTGCCCCCACCGCGTCAGTGACTGTGTCGGTGCCCATTCTAATTGGGTTTAAGGGTATCAGGAACATCTCGCCCATGTTGGAATGAGTGTCAATGAGGTTGTAGTGCGACAACGGTGCGCAGTAGGGGATCTTGATCTCTGCGGGCGCATTTGAAGCCAGGTCGATCTCTACGCCAGGGTAGCCCGTGCAATTCGGCAATGAGGCTAGACGCGCAGATCGGTTTGACACAGCATCGTATGGTGCAAAGAACATCCAGTACTTGCCACTTTGGAAGGGTGTGGCATTGAAAACTAGACGAATTTTGACGTTCGCTCGAAAGTAGGTGAAATAATCGAGCTTCTTGACGACGTTCTTTGATGTTTGGAGAATCACGTCGGGGAACTTCAATTTCAAGCTGGAAAAGGATACTGAGAATACTCCGTTCTTCACGTTCACAGGTCTTTTCAGTACTGCATGAATGTCATGCAACTTTTCATCTTCAGCGATTTTAGTCCAGGCGGTGACTGAAGACATCATAGGTTTCTCGTATGTTTCAATGTTAACGTCGTCCACAAAAGTCGTAATCTGTTGCGTGTCATTAGTTGATCCAAGTTGTGATATTTCATTATGTTGTGTCATAGCAATTGTTTGAGTTGTAAAACTTCCAGATGCACAATTAAACTAATCTGGTTTAAACCACCGAATCAATAGCCTATATTTATAGTGGCACACATCGATAAGTAGATTCTAAAACGAATCTCCACTTACTCCATGGGGAGAGAATGCTAAAACGAATTCCCACATATTCCCACGGAATAACCCCAGACCGGGATTTGCTGCTCTGCTCCTTGCGGTGATTAGAGAGAGCCCCTAGCTGTGGTTTTTCTACGCGAGCGAACACGCCGCCAAACGTCCATACTTCCTGGCTTCGACTTCTCGGTATTCATCGAAAGTCAAAAAGAGTGG